AACTGGACAAAAGGCAGGCAAGAGAAGCTGCTTGAAGCGATAAAAGCCCTTGAAGAGGGGTATTCCCAGGTATTCTACGATGAAATTACCGGGGATTTGAAGGCATTCGGAGAGCAAGAGGGGGGCTGGATAATCGACAAGCTCCGTGAGGCCACAAACCCGTATGTGAGCTTTGACTTTGTGGTACCGTCGGCAGCACAGATATACGCAGCTGCAGAAGCATCATTTTTAATCATGAATAACGGCATGACCCTTGACCTTGAATCCATGATCAATTCAGTTTTCGGCACAAGGGCACAGATCATAGAGCAGTCACTCAGGCAGGGGTTTATTCTCGGGAAACCGATAGACCAGATGGTCCGGGAGCTCATGGGAACAGAGGCCATGAACTTCTATGACGGGAACATGCAGAGGGCCAGGGGTGCTCTTGAACGGATTGTCCGTACTGCATTTTCTCACATGTCCGGTGTAAGCCGGAATGAGGTATACAGCCGGAATGATGATCTTGTTAAGGGCTATAAATGGTGCGCAACACTTGATTCCCGCACAAGTCCGACCTGTATAGCATACGACGGCCGTACATGGTATTACGACAAGGATAACGCACCCTCAGGGGCAAGCCTGCTGCCGGGAAATGTAACACCGCCGGCGCATTATTCATGCAGGTCAACCACTGTACCGGTGCTCAAAAGCTGGAAAGAGCTTGGCATTAACATAGCAGAAGCCCCGGAGGGTACAAGGTCAGCCCTTGACGGGTATGTCCCTGCAAGCACGACATATTCCGAGTGGTTTGATAAGGCCGGGGAGAAAGTTCAGCGGGATGTTCTCGGAGCAGCAAGATACGAGATGTATAAATCTGGAGAAATGAAGGTCACGCAGTTTATGAAGGACGGCTCCTGGTTATCGCTTGAGCAGTTAAAACAGAGAGGGCATTGATGAGGAATATGCTGATTAAAATTGCTAAAATTTTCATGATTACCATTTCTACATTATTTTTGATAAATGCAATTATAGGATTATGGTATATGCACATTTCGGTTTATTATGAATTTAACCATATGTCATGGAAAATATGGACTTGCTGTGCAACGGGGACCGGAATATGGGGCGCAATAGTTTTGTATGTCAGATCAGTTAGGGATTACATTTCTTAAATATATCACGGAGTGGGCATTGATGCTATCATGGGTGTGGACAAAAATAAGAGAAGCATGGTGCGGGTTTATCGGGCACAACTATAAGTGGAGCGAACGGGCATATACCGACTTTGCTGTATGTCAAAAATGTGGAAAATTTAAGGTGTAATGATGAAATGTAAAGACTGTCCTGAGTTTACATCATATCGATCAAGATATGAAGATCCCTTGGAAGATGAAGACTCAGGTATCTGTGAAAAAGACCAGGAGCACACCAACTGGGAAGAAGAATGCAGAATAAAACATAACGTAGTCAATATAAATGACAGCAAGCCGCATCAGGCAAGCGAAGTTGTATGCCTTAAATGTCTTAGCAGATGGATAGCCGTAAGGCCAACAACTACCCAGTTGCGACAGCTTGAGTGCCAAAACTGCGGGCAGGGTTATGTAATAGAAACCGGAGAATTGATATATCCGGCAGATGATGAAAGAGATTGCAAAAAATATTAAAAAAAGGAGATAAACCTGAATGGCTATTAACAAAGATGAATTAGCACAATTCATTGCGACAGACGAAGGTAAAAGTGTACTTGCGGAAATCGGTCTTTTGACGGTTGACGATCATACAAAGAAACTTGGAGACGAAATCAAGGGTCTTTCAGAGAGTAAAACAAAAATACTTTCCGAAAAGAAAGCCCTTGAAGAAAGGTTCAAGTCAACGGCCCCGACAGTAGAGGCAATGGAAAAATTTAAAAAAATTCTGGAAAGTCATGAACTCGCTCTTGACAAAGACGGTGTATATGATTTTAATGCAATCGAAGACTTGATAGTCAAAGGAAAGACCGGTGGAACCGGAGGTGATGCCGAAAAAATCCTGAGTGAACTGAATGAATACAAGCGTAAACATCGGGACACATCTATTGAGTACGAGAAAATTAAGTCCAACCTTGAAAAAGGCGGGATTGAACTCAAAACAGCTAACGAATTCATCGAGAAGCTTTTAATTGAAGACGACATCCGGAAAGAATTACTCAAACTGGATGATCTTCCGAAAGAGCTTCACGACTCTCTTGTTATAGTGTTGAAACAGCGGAGCGGCGCTACCGTTGAAATCGACACAGAAAACCCGACCAACCGCCGAGCGGTAACCAATGAAGGTGATACAATCGCCCGATTTATAGAGCTTTGGAAGGAAACTCCTGAAGGTAAAACGTTCAGGCGTGCTCCCCAGAATACCGGCGGCGGCTCAGGCCATTCAGGATCAACGCAGTCTCGCGGTAAAGAGATGCTGCGTTCTGAGTGGGAAACCCTCCCCCCGGATCAACAAAAAGCCTTCTTTAAATCTGGCGGTAGACTTAGAGACTAAAAGATTAAAGGAGGTCATTTATGGCCAATACACTAACTGGACTAATCCCTGTTATGATGGAAGCGGCGGATATAGTAGCCCGTGAAATGGTGGGTGCTATACCTGCAGTTGATATAGACGCAGACGGGGAAGGCGTGGCACAGGGACAGACTCTTCGTATCCCTATAACTCCGGCAGCAGGGGCAAACGTCGATATTACCCCCGGACAGCAGTCGGCAGATTCAGGCGGCGCAACGATCACTTATGTTGACGCTTCTATCTCAAAATCAAAAATGCAGCCTGTTTCATGGTCAGGCGTTGATCAGAAAGGGCTTAAAACAAACGGGCCTGGCAAGTATGAAAAGATCATGCGTGACAGGTTTGCACAGGCTATGAGGGCGCTTGTCAATGAAATCGAGGTTGATATTCTGACAGCCGCTTATCAGGGCGCTTCTCGTGCTTACGGTACGGCTGGCACAACTCCGTTTGCATCGTCTCATGCAGATGTGACAGGCCCGGTCAGGAAGAGTCTTGATGACAACGGTACTCCGAAAGCAGACCGTGCGCTTATCATAGATTCATCCGCAGGCGCAAATCTCAGGTCCCTTACCGGCCTTAACACCGTGTATGCTGCAGGCACAGAGCTTACACTCAGGCAGGGTACTCTGCTCCCTCTGAACGGATTTGACGTTAAAGAATCCGCAGGGATCGTGGCACATACCAAAGGCGCAGGCACAGGGTTTGTTATCGTCGCAGCTGGTGAAGCAGCCGGGCAGAAAACACTTTCTCTTGACGGTGGAACAGTCAATACAACCGGTATCAAAGCTGGTGATATTGTAACTTTCGGCACAGGCGGCGGTTCAGGCACAGGTACTGACTACGACACAAAGTATGTCGTAAATACCGGCCTTGTAGCTGTATCAGGTGACATAGTGATCGGTAATCCCGGTCTTAAAGTGGCCCGCGTCAATGACGATGCCCTTTCAATTGGGAATAGCTATACAGCGAACGTGGCATTCCACAGGAACGCTATTAAGCTGATTGCCAGAACTCCTGAACTTCCGGAAGAAGGCGACCTTGCTGAAGACGTTACATACATCCGTGACGAGCTTACCGGTCTTGTATTCCAGGTCTGTATGTACAAACAGTACAAGCAGGTGCATTATGAGGTTGGTCTCGCATGGGGTGTGAAAGCGGTTAAGTCAGAGTTTATAGCAATATTGATAGGGTGATTTTTTATGAATAAAGGCTTTAACGTCTATGTTATAGAAAATAAATTTAATGGTAAGCTGTATATAGGCCAAACCGTTAGGACTGTTGAAAAAAGATGGAAAATTCATATAAAAGACAGTCGGAAATTTAATTATGTTTTCTATAATGCAATAAAAAATATGGCGTTGAGGCCTTTTTCATTAAATCAACAATACCAGTAAATTCAAAGATAGAAATGAATGAACTGGAGTCTTTTTTGATTTCTGAACTCGGTACAATGAAGCCGAATGGATATAATATGACATCTGGAGGAGAGGGTCATCCGGGTGTATCATCTACAGATGAAACAAAAAAGAAAATATCAAATGCTTTAAAAGGTAAAATGGCGGGTGAAAATAATCCAAGATACGGAGTTAAGGTTTCAGATGAAACACGAAAAAAAATGTCTGACGCTGCTAAAGGTAAAATAATATCAGAACAAACAAAAAAAAAGATGTCTGAAGCTCATAGCGGAGAAAGAAATCATTTTTTCGGTGTTACTGGAATAAACAATCCTTTATATGGCAGATCAATTCCGGCGGAAGTCGTTGCAAAAAGGGCTGCAGCACTGAGAGGGAGAATTTTAACAGATGAGCATAAACGCAACATATCAAAAGTTAGAAGCAAGGCTGTGATTGATTCTAAATCTGGAAAAGAATATCGGTCCGTAAAGCATTTAGCAGAAGAACTAAACATTAATTATTCAACTGCAAAATCATATATGAGTGGGCAGGCTAAATGTCCAGATTGGTTTCATTATTATTATAAAAATGAAGTTAAAGGTTAACGGAGGTATAGAATGAACTCTGCAGATAGAAAAAAACTTGGAATTTCGAGTCCCGAAGCTCAGGCGGCCGGACTTGAAGCTCTTCTTGGCGGTCTTCCAGTGGTACACAGGGTTGTTGTAGACAGTACAGCAGCCGCAGGATTCAATTTCACAATGCCGTATAACATGAGAATTGCTTTTATGGCCGTACAGGCTCAGGCGACAGCGACAACTGGAACACTGCAGCTTAGAAGGTCAACAACTGCAATATCTGATGCGGTAGTATGTGCGGCGGATCATGCAGTAACCTATATGGGTTCATGCGATAATGCACAGGCTGAAGCTACAGCCGGTGAAACACTGAATTTCATATCAACTGGAAGCGATGGAACAGAAGCAGGTAAAGTCCGCGCTATTGTTTACATCGTAGGCACACAGGTTTAATTATTATGGGAGCCCTTTACGGAGGGCTTTCATAATTTATAAAATGTGAGGAACCGAAATGTACGAAGATAAAATGTCACATGCTCAGGTTGTCATTGGGGCTGATAGGGCGCAGGCAAATGAAGGCAAAGGCTTTTGTGCAATATTCAACACGGGATCACTTGCCGGAGATGCTACATATAAGGCTGTACTCACTACCCCGGCAAAGACGACAGGCAAAAGGGTGCGTCTTAAACCGTCCCACTTTTCAGCCTCTGCAAATGCCATGACCCTTGCGATATATGAAGCGTCAACTTTCACAGGCGGGACCCTCGGACAGATAATCAACCGTTACAGGTCAGAAAACCCGCCCGTTGCAGAATCTGTATTCAAGACAGGCGCAACGGTTGCACTCACTGGAAAGATGCTTATGGCAAGCACTGCAGGCGGCAACTTTGCAAACTCGC